GTAGAAGCATTTCCAGCTCCAAGAGAAAAAGCTATTTCAGCTTGTCGTTTCTTGATTACGGATATGAGTTGTGAGACGGTTACCATTTATTTCTTTTTGTGCTGTGCTTGTGCTAAGCCTCCTTGTTTCTTGGGTTCTGATCCACCTTTACCACCCAAGGATGTACCATCTAATGGCTCTCCCTGTGCAAGACGCTTGTGGTAGGGCACTTCTTGGCTCTTTTGCTCGTTATCACTAGACATTTTGTCCTCCTAAGTAAGACTGGGCTTGGTTTTCAAGGTCCAGTGCAGTTTTCACCTGCTCGTGTCGCAATCTGTCCGCGTCGTGGGATAGTTTTGCTGATTCGATACGCTCTCTGGTCAAGTTGTCTTCTGCGTTCATAGCAATATCCAACTGCTGAGTGGCTTGATCTCGTTGATTTTCGGCGGCAATACGCGCTTGATCCAATTGCGTATCTGCTTGAAGCTTTTGCTGAGCCAATTGCGTGTCTGCTTGGTCTCTGGCCGCCCGTCTTTGGGTTTCTGCCATCGATGTTTGCAACAGAACTTGTGCATCTGGGGTCATTGGAGGCTGTGCAGACTGCTTCATCTGCTGGATTTGTTGCATCATTTGCTGGAATATAGGCATAACCTTGGCAAAAGTCTGCTGAGAGTCCAATTGAACGTGCTGTGAGGCCAATGCATAGAGCTGATCTGCCCTTGGAGTTACTCTTGGGTCCTCATAATCCAACTTATTGCGCCCCAATGCCTCTTGAATGTACTCGTTCATGCGGATTTGGTACCACTTACCAAAGTGGTCTTGCAAATGTTCGACCATTGGCTGGAGCAATTGGGGCATGATCAAGGGATTTCCACCACCAAACACAGGGTTTTGGTAAAAATCAAGGTGGCCTTGGATGTGTGCAAGCTGGTCCTGCTCCAAATAAGCCTTGGCTGGCTGGCCAGTCATCATCAATACGTTCTCTTGAGCCACATCGATCATGTCCTCGTCGGGTTCCATGTTCATCAACTCATTGATTTGTGGCACCTTCATCTGCTTTAGGAATCGCTCAATAACTGCCTTGCGGTTAAACAAGTCAGGATTGTTCTGCATGATCTGCATCACAGCTTGCGTCTGAGCCATCCTCTGGGTCTCAGAGAAGATGTGGGGGTCAGAAACAGGAATAACGTCCGTATTTCGCTTAAAGTCATCCCTGTGGATGTCCAAGTCAATCACCACCTCACCACGTCTTTGCTCGTCCAAGTACCAGCGGTTCAGTCTAGCCAACACTTTGAGCACTCGAGCTTGGGATTCATGCAAGCGGGCATGGATGGCAGAGTAAACGTGAGCACCTTGCTCGATCAGAGCTTGGGCTGTACCAACAGGCATATTGTTGGTGGCGTCGGCAATCTTCTCCTCAGAGGTAGAGACCACGCCTTTGGCCGCGTTGTCCAACCATCCCAACAATTCCATGAGCACTGGGCTGGGAGCGTTGAAGGGCATGGGCATGGCAATCTTGCGTATGTCATCGACCCCAGGTGCTCCCTCAATCTCAGCAACCTGCGTTACCTCGACTTGGTCGGTCTGACCCGACATACGCGCACCCTTGAGCTTGAGCATGGTGGCCGCGTTGTTGATATGGGCCGAGTCCATGAGTGCACGAAGCGCACCAGTGAGGGCGGCGGACAATCCACCAATGAGATGAGGGAGACCAATCGCATATGCACCCCTCCAAGGGATAAACTTAAATTCAACCAGCCAATCCAGCTTGGTCCATGTGTCGTCGCCTTCTTCCCAGTTGCGGTAGAGTCCAACAGCTTTCTGGTCCAACTTATCAACCATCAAAATGTATGGAGCTGACTTGCCTTTGGTTCGCTTGTCTTCATCCATCTCAAGCCATGTGTAGATATGGTAAACGTCTCTGACGCCGTCTTCGTTCTCCTCGAAGCGCTTACCCTCAATCTTGGTATTAGCCTTCTCTGCGTGGCTCATCTCTGGCTCTACAAAGGCGCGAATCAAGCTGATATCACGGTACAAGCCTGAGCGAACACGGTTCTGGAACTCAAAATTGGAGATGGTGTTGACTTCGGTCACACGCTGGGATGTGTAGAAGTTGGCCGCCTCAAAGGGCAGGTAAATCTTGTCAATGGGCACAAACTCAGCGCAAGGGCGCTTTTTGTTCTCGTCGTACCAAAGCTTCATGTATTGGGAGCCGCCAAGAGGAAGTTGGGTCAATAACTGCTCTTGTTCGTCCCTGAACTCTTCAATCTGCTCAGTCAATTGCCAGTTCATCCAGTCGCGCTTACGCTCGGCAACCTTGACCTTATCCTCATCTACATCACCTAGAATCTTAGTTCTGGTGGGACCATCTGGTGGGAACAACTCTTTGATAGCACGGGATGCAAAGTCCACGCAAGCCTCAGCCATCACAGGGTGGACCACTTTACTGGCACCCATGAAGTTAGCTCCTCCTGGTGCATCGTTACCTAGACCAGTCCTTTTCAGACCTTCTTCATATTTCTTGTCTCGCTCTTCGCGGCTTTCTTTGTCGTTATCAATCAGATCAAGGTAACGCTTGGCAATGCTGTCTAATTCATAAGGGTCAAACTCTTCGGCCAAATTGGAATAGAAGTCAGCGTCCTCGGAAGGACCCTCGAGTTCATCTCCAAAGCTAACAACTGCCGAACCATCATCCATCTCGAGAACGTCCGCGCTTTCTGGAGGCAACTCAACCATTACATTTCCGTCATCATCTGGCTCTGATATACCATCGACGAATCGTCCGTAGTCTTGTTCAATGGGCATCTGTGTTGCCATGGCTTATCCTATGATGTAATTTAAATTCTTCAAAGGACTTTGGCGTCTTCTTTTGAAATTGAAGAGGCAAAGCGCTTTCCAGTTCTGCGTCGTCAGGCATACCGTCTGGATATGCAATTGCAATGTAGTTCTCGCGTGTCAGAGGCATTTTGTACCTCTTCATGGTATTGAGAACGTGGTCTTTATTGTTTCCATTCTGGCTCATTGATACCTCCTGCTTTTTCTAATATCTTCTGTCTTGCATCATCAATGGTAATCTTTTTACGTTTGTATAGGTCCCAAATGTTGTTTATTTCTGCATTGTTAGTTGCATTTTTAAACGTATCAGGGAACAAGCCACGAACCGCTTCCCAAGTGATGGACTGCATTTGTCTAGGCAGTAATCCACGCTCTTCAGCCGCACGCTTGTAAGCCTCTGCATATGCTGGGTATGTTCCCTGCAATCCAGTGAAAGCGCTGTTCTTTGGCCCAACTTCACCCAAAGCATTTGAGCCAAAGTTGTGTGAAACTTCCCTTGAGTTACCAGACAATGGCCTGAGCAATCCAGCGGCCACCGCATGGGTATCGATGGTCACATGGGGATCAGGATTGTTGGGGAAGTAAATGTTGTTGTAGAAGTTGCGGACCTTGTGTTGGCCACCTAAGTTGGCGCTGATGTTTTCTTTGGATGGATTGTCCAAAATGTCGATGGCCTTGCCAATCTCATTCAATGAACCCCAGCCAGTCTTGTAGGGCTGTCCTTTGTCCGTCAGCCTGACGCCACTGAAATCACCTTCAGGAGTGACAATTTGGTGTTCTCTAGGGTTATAGGTCTGGTCAAAGGTTCTGAGCCACATAGCCTTTTCTGTTGGATCTGTAAGCTCATTGAAAGCTTTACCCTTGATGGCTTTGAGCATTGGCGCATACTGTGGCTTGTTAAAGATTTCATTGGCAGTGCCAGTCATATCTTTGTCCCACTTGTAATTACCTTGATTCTTCCAAATGTCATGGACTCGGTCGCCCAAAGACACATTCATGAACCAATCTTTCTGTGGAGACAACACAGCCAATACGCCAGCCGATGCGTGCTCAGGAGTTCCATATTCATTGCCAAAGCGGTCCACAATATTGTGCGCACCGTCATACCAAAGCTTGCTACGCTCTCTTGTGTCGGCAGGCACCATGTCATGCAAGAACAATAGATTGTCTTTGGTGTTGTTAATGAAGTCTTCCATCTGGCCATTGACAGATCTGGACTTGGACACAAAGTTGGGATATGTCTTGATCAAACCCAAGTTGTGCTCCAATGCCTCTGGGTCCTTCTTCATTGTCGGATAGTCAGAAAGCAATGTGCTCTTGAGCGGGTCTTCTGTTGCCTTGACAGCGGTCGGCACCCTTGTGCTCACATCATTGGGCAATACTTTCATCTCGTTGGACAACAGGCTTGGCTTTACAGCTTTTGTCATACCCATCATGCCAGTCTCAAGTCCAGCGGGATTGAACCCCATGGCCACCTCTTCAGGCTTGAGAAAGTTCTCGATGTTGTCTTCTGGCTTGATAGATAGACCAACCGATGGTGGGTTAGCCTCTAAGTAATCTTTTGGCATCTGCTTGAATGGAGCCATTACCTCACCAACATTGTGGGCAAAGGTCAAGTCACCAACAACTGGGGGAAGGTGAGCGGCTTCCATATAGTCGCCCAGCTTGCCCAAGTATTCTTGGCCGTAAGTGCTGTCGGGTTGATAGCTTGGATGTTCTTTGAGATATTGCTCTGCGTATTGAGATGCCAATGGAGCAGGCGCTTGGCCAGTCCTTATAGCTTCTGGAATGCTCTTGGCTAATCCAACAGCTCCACCAATCAATGGGGTAACCATTCCTGATGCGGCTCCCAAAGCGGCTTGAACAGCTCCCAATGTCTTTGGGTCAGCTACGGTGTCAGCAGATCTCTGAGCGGCGTTTGCACGGGCCAGCGCACCTTGTGCCTGAATGTTGGGATTGCCGAAATACGGCTTTGACAAGTCGTCAAGGGATTGATCAGCCATTCTGACCTCGTAAGGTGGAAATGCCTATATTATGACTCGGGATTGACTTGGGGTCTAGCTTACATTGCATAAGGGTTCTCACGCATTCTAGACCGTCCGCTATCCGCATAATCCTCATCGTCATAAGGTTCTGGCGCTGGTCCGTCAATGTCTAGCCATCCGCTATCCCTCAAATACCTCAGCGCTTGGGTCATGGCGTCCACATAGTCGTCATGGGCTGACTCAGGGAACGAGCAGATCTGGCTGACCATTCCCTCGGCCCAGTCCTTCACAAATCCCTTGTTGTTGGCGCTTTCAGGTATCCATACGCGGCCATGGGCAATGATGTTGGAGACAATGCTTAGGCGCTGGACCTTATCTGCTCGGCCAGGGTTATAGCTATGCACAGGCAAATGCGCCCTCCTCAAGTCTTGTATAAGACTGATACCCGCCGCTTTGTCCTCCACTAGAATCAAATCAACCCGCTTCTTGTTCTTTCCTTCACCAAAGGCAACCTCAAACTCTTCTTTGACCTTTGGGCGCAAATCTGGGTACTGGAGCCTATCTTGCCAGCAGTCGATCACCATCACGCTCATAGGCCCGTCTGTGGGCTTGAATACCCCAAAGGTAATCGAGGCGGTGGCATCATTGATTGTTTTGTCAGTGAAGGCGCAATCGTAAGACTGAATGATGTACTCGAACTTGGGGAACTCCCGTCCATTTGGCCAGAGCCTGAACATCTTACGCTTAATGATACCCGTGTCTTCAGGGTCCAGAATCTCGGCATGAATCTCTTGGCGGCCCAGCTTGGTGCCCTCATACTGAAGAATCTGTTTCTGGAACGATGGCGCAAGGTTGGCAATGTTGGCATAAGTCGAGGCTGTCGTCACGCATACGTCGTCCCCATCTCTACCAACCAGCTCAACAATCAAATCTTTTGGCCTGGGTGTAGTGGTTGCAATGATGCGCGTCTTTTTGCCCAAACGGACACCGAACTGGATCTGGTCCCAAGCTTCCTGAATGTAATCCCAGGCGGCCAACTCATCCAGCCAAGCCCCATGGAACTGCGGCCCCCTGAAACGCTCAGGTTCGGACGCTGGGATACCAATCAACATGGACTCATTGACCAAAGTAATCTGGCCAATGGATTTGTTGTAATCCTTTATTAGTATAGAAGGGATCACCGAGAGCAAGCCAGAATCGCCCTCAAAGCAGGTTCCACGGACGTCAGCGCTTGTGGGTCCAGATACCAGCCATCGCGTCTTGGGTTGGCTCCAAGCCCACCAGCCGATAGTCTCAGCGGCCATTCTGGTCTTACCCGCTCCACGTCCAGCAAGGACCAAGTGAATCGTGTACCAATCACCTGGGGGCTCGATCTGGTGAGCATGGGCGCTCGTGAGCCAGTTCATCCTCCACTGGAAGGCGGCCAAGTCTTCAGGAGACAGTTTGGCCAAGTGTCCCTGTATCTCAGGGTCCTCTAGTGTTTGTTTGATCTCATCGAGGAGTTCAGCCTGCATTTTGTAGCTGGCGCTTCATCTCTATGTTCTTCACCAAGCTGGTCACCACCTCTTTGGCCATCACGTCCACAACCAGCGGATTCTCAGCATCACCAGCGTGCCTGAGAACGTCCCCATACTTCTTGGGGTTAAACTTGGCCAGCATCTTCATGCGAGTCTCAATTTGAAGCTTCCTATGCCCAAGCATATCCTCTCGGCGAACAACAAGCTTCTCACCGTCGTCAATGGTAACCTCACCTATGCATGGGGTGTCAGCAATACGCAGGCAGTCTTCCCAAATGGCATCCCAACCCAGATCACGCGCGTGCGCGATGCTTGTGGAAAGCTCTTCATCTTTTGCCATCCAATCGTAAACTGTCCTCCAAGCAGGCATTCCATCCTTCCTGCATATCTCTCTTAAAGGAACTCCTTCTGAGAGTAATTCACATATTTCTCTGGCTTTGGCTTTTGTGTAAGTAGATGGCCTACCAGTTAATGGAGGCGCTTGAATCGCCGCTTCTTGCGGCTTAGGGTCTTGTTCAGTGTCAGGCATTCCCTTATCCTTTAAAAGTCTTATGCACTGGCTTTAGTTTAACTTAATCTCTTTGATTCTGCTATCCCTGCATGAATCTGTCGTTCAGGCGCTTGTTTGAGGCTTTTTGCGCGGCCAACTCTTCTGTCAGAGACGCTACCTTGTTCTCCAAGTATCTGAGCTTGGCTTGGGCGTATTCCACCCAGTTCATCCAATCCTTGTCTGGGATCTCTTCGGGCCTTGGTACCCTTGGCGCGATTTGGTTCTCAGCCTTAGTCTTCACTACCTTTTGCGTGACAACCTTTTTAGCAACTTTTTTGGTCGCAGGCGTCTTTTTCGCGGCAGTCGTGAGCTTTTGTGTCATCTTTAGTTCTCCATATTGTACCACATTCAGTACATTTGTAAATAAAATCAACTACAACTTCAAGCTTTCTGTTGCGTACTTCACCCCTCAATTTGGCGTTGTACGTCTTGATCTGTTCAATCATTTACTTTTTGTTAATTTAATTTTTTGTTAATCATTATACCAATAGTTTTCTACCCAGTGTTCATACCATCCCCACATGAAGAGCCAATTCCAATATTTCTCTCCAAATATGTCTTGGCTCTCAAATGTGTTTTTTGCTACGGACAAACAAAATTCTCTTGATGGTGGATTTTTGATCATTTCTTCATGCCTCGAATGTAAACAGTGAACGATGCAATGGTGTCTTCACCAAAACCTTTGAATTTCTCGATTTCTTGGGCTATCTCTTCCACTACTTCGTTACGCTTGTAGTTCTCATATGCAACATCAAAGGCTTTACTGGCTTGTTTCATCTCTTCACGCAATGCCTGTTGTGTTTCTATGATTCTCTTTTGCTCACGCTCGATTCTCTCGAACTCTTCGTCTTCAGGTGTTTTCATGTATTGCGTTCCTTCAGCTTGGCTTCAATGCGTCTTGCATAAACAGCAATAGTCTGCGTTGGCAAACCTTGCAAGCACTCTTGTATTTCCTCATCAGTCAGTCCTACCCATTCTTGTTTTGTATAAAGCGGTATGACTGGCTCCTCCCAATCTTTTGCCATCTCTTCGTGGGCAGTCAGTACAACTTGCCACTCAAGCCCCTTCTGAGGAACGAGTTCTTTCATCCATGCTATTGGTTTTCTCATGTGTTCTTCTCCTTGAGGTATTTTTCGTAGTCGTTCATTAAAGATACTGCCGTTTTTCTGTCCCAGTTTGATGGGTAATACGCAACAAC